TTTTCCCACTTTTTTCCACGTTTTCTAAACGGCGTCCTGGTGCTCCGTTGGCTGTAGGATTAAACTATCATTTGTGTAGTATATAGAATTTGCTATACTTAGCCTACTAGTTCCATATTGCATACCCACTAAAAAAGTTGAATTATTATATAATAATTTACTACATGTTTCTCCATCGAGAAGAATAGGATCAGGTTTGTTAATATAGGCATTTATTGTTATATTTATTAATCCTGTCGAAAAATAAGTATTATCTCCTGCGGAAACACGCCCGTATACTCCAATCGCGTGGATATCACCTGAGTTATCTATATAAAATTGAGAAATTCCTAATATATTTTTAAAGCCCGGTACTACTGAATCACCCGTTAAAAAACTCTGCCATGCTTCTCCGTCAGGGGATTTATACATAATAGTTAGACCATCTGGATTGGGTAGACTAATTGGATATTTTACTGATAAATAAAAAGAGTTAGCTGAATCATCGTAACTAACATTTGTTACATCATAAACTTGTTCATTTATACCTCCGGATACAGTAAAATTTATACCATCATCGGAATAATAAGCAGGTGCGTATCCTGCTTTATCCCAATTAAATCCAAGATATAAAATATATCTATTTATCACAGAACTATAATATACACCATTTAATATTCCAGATAACTGTGGAGTTATATTAGTCGTGCCATCAGTAAACGTAACTTGAGTCCAGCTTGTTAAATTAACTGAAGTATATATTTCTGCGGAATTGGAAGTGGTTGTATAAAATCCAATGAAAAATCTATCATTAGAAAATATGGGTATAATATCCGTAATATTACTAAAACTAGTTAAATGAGTTAAATCAGTCCAAGTCGTTCCATTATCAACTGAAATACATACTACTGTTTCACCACTGGAATTATTAGTACCTGCTACTATTATAGTTCCAGATCCATCTGTGCTCATTTTTGTTATTATATTAAAAGGAGTACTTACATTTGTCCAATTTTTACCATCGACCGAACTCATTAATGCCTGTGGATTCGCTAGAGTACCTCCAATGCCACTACAAAAAATAGTATCATTGGAAAGAATTAATCCAGTGGCCGAACCTGTAAATCCCCCCTGAAATTCAAACGTGTCATCTGAAAAAGTCCAAGAAACTCCATTATCTTCAGAATATAAAAATGTACTTGCTCTACTACGTGTATCACGGTACCAATTATTTCCACATGCTACGTGTATTCCTAACTTACTAACGTATAGAATATCATGACATGAACTAGAAAAATAATCTTTAGTTAGAGATTCATTATTGATACCGAGTAATTTTGTAAAATTTTTAGAAAAGTAATCATTTGACGTATCAAATCCGCTATCTGTTATACGTTTAATTTTAGAATAAACGGTTCGTCTCCCGCTAAAATCATTTACGCGAAAATCTTTAAGTAATAGGGGCATTTAATGTAATATTTTATTTTTTTTTTAAAGACAATTTTAAAAACAATGAATTTACTCCTCTAATTCTAGTTCTTCTTCTAACTCATCATCAGAGTCTGAATCTGATGATATGGTTGTCTCAAAGTCTTTCCAGTTATCCGCGTGTCGGAAACAATAGCAGTTCTTAGAACCATCAGGCTGAACAGTTCCAGTTCGAGTACATGGATCACCCCTTGCAGTCAAACCATTACACTGAACTTTGCGCTTTGGCGTACCATTGGATGTAGATCCTGATGGTGATCCCTTTGTTACCTGTTTAGTAGTTTGTGTATCTTTCTTCTTAAGAAATTCTAACATGTGCTGTTTAGTCACCTTTTCGATACCCGGAAAGTCGTCCAATGTAAGTTCTTTTTCTTCAGCAAATGCCCGTGCAACCTTGCTAGCCCACTTCTGACCCTCTCCCTTATTTATAGTTTTTACAGTCTTAGTAACTTGGTTGTTGGGTGTATCTTTTAAAATAGCCTGACCAATTTCTACAAGAGCTTCATTAAAAATTTGTACAAGCTCCTGAACAACAACTGTATCAAGCTCGTTCTTGGTAGCAAACTCAGAAAGACGCGACTCAAACATTCTTTGCTTCTCACGTACTTATAGTGTCTACAGAGTAGACTATTATTTTTGTCGTAAATTTATTTTTTTTAATAGAGTGTAAAAGTTATAATTACTAAAAGTCCAAAACAACTAAAAATTGTGTAGTACATTTTAGTACAAAGATCTTCTAGTTCGGAAAAATCTTCTGGAAGATAAGGTGACATGATACTTTTGTTATTGTAATTATTTTATGGTCTTTATTGTGTCGTAATAGCAACCTCTGGAGGATCAATTTTACCTTTATTATCAAAAGATAAAGTACAATTTAGTTCTTTTAATTTATCCACTATAGAATTAATCGCGATGTCCGTATCATATTCTTTACAAATGCCCAATATCATCCATCCAGAAAGTTTATTTCCATTTTTATCTGTAACAGTTGCCCACTTAGCACCAATTTGTTTTAGATTATCTTTAATTGCATATGTACCATATTCCTTCGATTTGGAAGTTAATAGAAGTGAATTTTTGTATTGGTAAATATCTGCATAACCAATAGTTTCTGAATTTAGTTTTGTCTTTTCTTTAGAAATTAAAGTTACAATTAACTTTTCTAATTCAGTAACTTTCTTTTCTAAGATCTCAATTCGCTCAACTGATACTTCCATTTTTACAATTTTATTAAGACTTTAAAATTTAAGGAAATTAAAATGTCGTAAGCTAAGAACTTAAATATGTAAAAATTAAAGTTGCGCCAGCTCCTATAAAAGAATCAGGAGTATTTGGTCCCCACGCTAGTAATTTAAAATAAATATCTCCATTTCCATCGTATCTATATACACACGAATCATAAATAGAATCTACAGCGTGAGGTGAAGCTTTATCTACATTTGATGATGTTTGTACTCTTTTTCTTGTAGTTATAATTTCGAAATCGCTGAAGTTTAAAAACTCACCAGTACCTGTTAAATTAGCTGAAACAGATGGTCTAATAAGAAGATCTTGTATAGCATTATTTTCATGTATAAACGCAGTGACACGATAATCTATTCTATATACTCCTGGTGTATTAAATTTAAATGTAAAATTATCATATTGTTCTACTATTCCATTAGATATTGATATAGTTTCATCAAATTCTACACCCTTTGCGATTGATGCAATTAGTGGATGCGATCCATTTTTTGTAAAAGTCGCAGACGAGTTTATAAATGATGAATAATCTTTTACCGTTGTTACACCGACTGATACACCACTTAGAGCAGATGCTATTTGAGTATCTCTTACTATACTTGTTATTGGTGACATTTATTATTGTAAAATATTATATTTACTATTATAAATGTCGTTTAATTTGTGCCAAGAGGCAACTTTAGTTAATATGGGTAGAGGCAAAATGTTTAGCCCAATGGGAGATAATAATATGAAACTTTTCCAAACTGATCCACAATTTCATAATGGACAAACTAGAGACGCTGTTCATTATCCATCTACAACTCACGCTGTATTACCTCCACAATCGAATGTATTTAGACCACTTCATAGAGTAGATAACTTTTGGAAGACATCGGGAGATAATATGTGCCCATTAAGATAATTTTATAATTTTAAATTTAATACAGTTAAAGTATTTAGTCGCTGAATAAATCTATTATATTTGTCGGCGGTACGTTCTGTAAATAATTTTAATACACAAAATTGTTGCGGTACGATGTGTTTGTTTTCTTCTGTTATATAATTACAAAAAACATCATTTCGATCAAATGTATCATGTCGATGATTTTTAAGTAGTTCATTAACTACATCTTGATCAGTCACATCAGAACTCATATTCGCTAACACGTCATTCCAAAATTTTAATTCGATTTTGTTACAAATTAATACTATTAGTCCAACGTTTATATCCCCTTCATTTATACTATTTTTAGCATATGTTGTTTTTTTACAGGAATTTATTATACTTTCTAATTTTTCTACGTTTTGTAAGTATAAAGTACAGTCACTAAACACAATTTTTTTACCTAAGTTATTTTTAATAGCATCTATTACTAATTTTACCTTACATGTTGATCCAGTAAAATGATGATGATGATGCTGATTATGAATATTTAAATTATCTAAATATATTCCATTAAATTTAAACTTATCTTGTAATTTGGATTTTAAATGTTCATACCAAATTTTGTAATCTTTAGTATAAAATGTATACCATTTAATTTTTTCTTGTTGTTTATTTAACCAACTTAAATTTTTCCGCGCATTATTTTGTGCATACCATCCATCACTGTTGTAAACATTCATTACCATACTGAAGTATTCTTCATACATTTCTCCAACTTTATCTAAAGAAAAATTCATTGCCCACTCTCTACACTTTTCCGGTTTAATTTTATTTATATTTCTAGCAGCCCAACAAAATTGTTCGAATGTTCTACATCTGTACCCAGTTACACCGTGAATGTTATTTTCTGTGAATGCTCCCCAGTCTGTTGTAATAGTTGGAGTTCCAGACATTAACATTTCCATCTGTACACCACCAAATGGTTCACAGTACATAGAAATAACAAATGCCCCTTTAGCCCTGGACATTAATTGTCTACGTTGTTCTTTACCTACATATCCAATATAAGTCACGTGATCCGGTATTTCTTTGTAACCAATTTCTTCGAGAGACCCTTGACCACAGACTAACAGTCTAGCACCTATTCTTTCTGTGATCTGTATGGCAATATGTATTCCCTTTCCTTCATAAATTCTTCCAACAAATAAAAAGTAATCGTCTTTACTATTCGAATAAGTAAATTCATCAGGGTCAAAGTAATTCGGAATAACTACGTCGTACCAATCTTGTTTACACGTTCCAACAGCACTCAACCCATAATACGCGTGATATATTGCATACGACTCAAATACTTTCCATCTTGCCCAATGACCCCCTGCGTAACCAATCCCAGGTTCTACACAAATTAAATCAGAATGTGCATCACACACTGGACGAACACCAGAACCCCAGAAAGGTAGTATGAAGTCATGTTTCTGTTTTCTGTCTGCAATAGCTGTTATAGAATTTTTAAAAAAAGTTTTATACACTTCATCGGTGACGTCAAATTTAAAAAATGAATGCTTATAGTCGTGATGACCATAAACACGATCGAAGTCTTCATTTGTTAAAACTGTTACGTGTTCATCGCATTCTACAACAGACTCTTCATGACCATAATGAATAATATGATGACCCCTATTCTTCATCATTTTACAAAATTTTACAACTTTTTGTGTATATGCACATGCTACGTAGTCAGCATTGGACACAGTGTGAGGAATACCCAAACAATGAAAACGCATTACATTATTTATTTAATAAATCTTTAAACCGTAGATATCATACCTAACTATCCGATTATTTATAAAGTTATCTTTTTAGATTTTACTTAGTGAAAATGATAATATTCTTACCGAGCGTTCTCCAATGTTGCTATACGGCTCTCTAAATTTTCTATATTTTTTTGTTGTTCTTTAATTGCCTCAACTAATAGTGGTATTACTTCTGTATAAGCTATACCTAAATAGTCTTCATTGTTACCGCTTTCATCCTTCATATTGTATTTATATATGGCCTCTGGTAGTACTTTTTGAACTTGTTGTGCTATTAAACCAACTCGTCTTCTTGGTCCATATTCTGTGTCATTGATATTTTGTTCTGGATTGTTAGATGGATCGATTGGTTCATTACATAATGCATCCTTATAACGAATTGGATCATCTTTTATAGTATAAGTCACACCACTTATATCTTTAATTTTACTTATTGCACCACTAATATTTTCTATATTGGTTTTTAATCTTTCATCTGAAAATGTCGTCCATGACGTTGCACCAACATTTAATTCAACACCATTACCACCTGTTCCAGCCTGCATACGAATGGTTCGACTATTACTATTATGACTAATTTTAAAAGCGGTATCATCTATATCAAAATTTCCCACATATCCCGATGTTGAATTCGAAGTAAATGTATATGTAGCATTACTTTGCGATATAGTTGTTTCTCCTGTTGATGTAATACGGAAACGTTCAGGGGGTTGTGTCGCACTACCTGTTGGAAATGAACTAGCTCCAAAATATCGCAATGAACCATCTGTTGATCTTAATGAAAGTAAACCAGCTGAGGTTGAACCATTTGTATTTAATGATGTCCATTGACTACTTGTAGTTCGATATCCATTGCAAGACAATGCCAAATCAAACGAACCATTGGTTCCCAAATAACCATATGGTGTCCAAAACGACGGAGCATTACTCGAACTAGTTCCCCAGAAATCGGCAGCAGAAAAAGGTAATCCAATAGTAGCATAACCATCGACCTGAAATAGTGCTGGATAAGAACTAACATGAGTTGTTCCAATCATTGTATTTCCATTATTATCAGCTCTTAATATAGTCTGTCCAGTTCCATCATTTTTAATCCATAAAACTGCGTTGTTTGTTGGAGGATTCTCAGTTGTCTCTATAATTAGTCCATGTCTTTCTGTACCTATTGCGACTCCATAGTTGCTATCTGTTGGTAGTGTGCCACCAGTTGTTACTACTTTTAAAATTGTTCCATTTGTAGTTTGTGTACTAGTACCACCAATTTGCATAAGTGGGACATTAAACTGTTGAGTTGCATCAAATGTATTTGTTGTATCATTAAATCCTAATATACCACTATTTGTTGAAGAAATATCTGTAAAATTAATTTTAGGATTACCCGATGAACTGGAATCTGCATTTAAAATAATATTTCCACTACTTCCAACGTATCTGTGAATATCTAAAGAATAAGTACTAGGCGACGCAACATTAATACCTACCTGTTTACTAGATGCTCCAACCGCTGAAGTTGTACCAAATGTAATTATCCCTGTATCAATATTAATACTATTTCTTGTACTTAAAGTAGGTCCACCGGTCTTTTGTGGTATAATATTGATAATATTTTCGGCACCCACCGTATCTCTGACAACAAATGTTTCACTACCTATAGCTCCCTGAATAGCAAACCTTATTTCCGTTGTTAAAGGAATTGCCGGAGTTGTAATATCAGTCCGATTAATTCTGAGACCAACAGCAGTATTACCAGTGTCTATATCTTCTCTGATTACTGTACTATTTTCTCTATTATACGTATAGGTTGATAAAGGTGTACCATATAAAGGTGGATAGCTGATACCTGTTAGTTGATCCGGGTCCCCAATACCAACCCTAGTAGTTCCAGTATTTACATATAAAACATTATTAGACATTATCTCAGAATTTGAATCATATATTAATGTACTTCCAGCATCAGTCGAAGTAGTTCTAATTGGATTTATGTATAGTCCACTGTTACCAGGGTTTAATGATAAACCACTCGCGTTTAGAGTAATAGAATTTGTAACACTAGAAGCACTTGCAGCTAATCTACCAATTGCTATACAATCTGTTTGTAGACTAGTAAACCCCGCGTTGTACCCAATTGCTATCGAATATTGTTGTTGTCCGGTGCTACCGCATGCTGTACCTAAAGCAATACTACCTATAGCCTGTGCCGTACCGCATGCAGCTCCAATAGATATTGTATTGTTAGCTGTTGTTACACCTGAACCGTTACCAATAGCTACGCAATTATTACCCTGTGTAGTACCGGCTGCGTTACCTACAGCTATCGATTCACTGGCTAAAGAACTTTGTATATCAATTTTACTTGTTAAATTAAATTGACCAGTTGTTACATCTACAAAAGACTGTGTCGCAGCCACAACGCCACCAGATCCATCACTTAGAATAATAGCACCAGTAGCACCTGAAACTGAAATTGGAGGTCCAGTAGCTCCAGTGGCACCAATTGTACCATAGATAACAAACTGTAATCTAATTTCTTCATTATTTCCAATTGGGTTTATTAATGAATTTTGTAATACGGTTATAGAATTTATACTATAAATGTTACCACTTGGGTTAGTGATATTCTGATACTCCAACATAATAAAATCCGTATCTGTAGATGGAGCATCAACAGGCTGTATCATAATATAACCTAGAGCTGTATTGTTATTATAAAAATTACTCGCAGTAGCTCCATCCTGGTCTGTTCCATTAACATAAATAGTATTTAAACTTGTTGTGACACCAGGAGCTAAATCTACATTAGATGACCCTTGACCAGTTGTTGGTGTAGTTGTTCCGCCAAGTTGATAATTATAATCAAATGTTACACCACCAATTTCACCATTTGGACCAGTTGCTCCAGTTGCGCCAAGAGTTGGTCCAGTAGCTCCTCTAGGTCCTCTAACTCCGTCTGGACCGGATGCTCCAGTCGCACCAGTTGCACCTTGTATACCAGTTGGACCTGTAGCTCCAGTGGCACCAGACACTCCAGTAGATCCGGTGGCACCAGTTGCTCCAGTAGCACCAGTTGTTCCTGGTACTCCAGCTCCTAATGTACTCCAATATATTTCTCCATTTGTATCCGATCGTAAATACTCGTTTGTTGTTCCAAGATTACCATTAGAATCGATTAACGTGTTAATACTAGCTAATTGAGTAGAAGACGCATACGAACTAGTTTTAGCATGAAACGAACTTTGATTAATGATTGGCATTATAATATAATAAATAAAATAATTTAAACTTTTAGTTTACCAGAAATCCTAACTAATGGAGTTTTTTCCTTTATTTTACATCTTTTGTTGATCTGTGCCTGAGTAAGACTCTGTACAGTTTTTGGAGTGTTCTTTGTAACTTTAATAGATGGTCTACAATAGGCCATTTTATTTGTCATATCACTTCTGCCACAAGGAACGACCTGTGGCCACTTACACACATTTATCCATTTTTCTTTGTACCATCGTTGTAATGGGGTTTCCTTTTTAGATTCGGAATATTTACCCCCTAATTGTTTATACATTTGTACGAGCCTACCTGAATCGTATGCTCCCCATCTTCTACCCTTAATACCACTCTTAATTTGTTTCTTAACTCTTTCATATAATGTTTTATTAATAACGTTTGTTGGTGTTCCAAAATTATTTGTATTAGAATATCCAGTTATACTACTTGGAAACTTACCGGTTTCATTATATATTTTTAATCGTTCTTGATAATCTTTTACACTGGTACTAAAAGATGGCTTATTCCACAAAACAAACATTGATAAGTAACCGGCACGAGTCGGATCACCTGTATCTAAATCTTTAAGATGTCTAGAAATATATCTGTTTCTACGGTCTATGTCTCCGTGGATGGTATAATCTGACATTCCTTTAGATCCAAAATGTGTCTTTACTATTTCAGAATCTTTAGAAAATATAGCTGTCCATTTTTTATCTTTAAGAACTGATGGAATTACATTAACTAATTTAATACTACTTGTTCCAAAACTTGTTCTAGGTTTTTTGTAAGACTGTGATTGACTAAAATCAAGTAAAGATTGCGCTACAGTCCCTTGTTCAGATAAAAGTTTTCCTACTAAAGTTTTAAATTCTAAATATTTATTAACAACGTCTTTCATCAATAAAGCTCTTATACTTTGTGTATATAACGGTGAAAATGTAAGTTTTGATAATATATTATAAGCCAAATAACCCTGACAAATAGCTTGACGATTTGTGTTGTCTACTTTGTAGTCTTTAATTAGTGTTCCGTCTTGTTTTTTAATATTAAATGATACAAAATTTTCATCACGTGGTCCTTGGAAGGTACTTGTACCTATTTGTTGCCATATTTCATTCAGTGTCATGTTAGATGCTTTATTATTACACTGAGAATGAACTCGTTCAAAATTATAAAATAGATTACGATTTCTTTCTAGTGATATATACATTTGCATTATTGGAATAACATGATCACATTGTAATCTTTTTTTACAAGTTTTACCACAGTAAAAACACATATCATTATATCTACGGTGTATGTTGGATCTTTCGCTTCTCCATCCTTTATTATTACAATTTGTTTTTGTAGTAGACGATAAAGTAACATTATCAGGATATTTTCGTTTTAGTTCTTCGACTAGTATTCCATTTAAATCGTTAAACATACCTCTTAAATCTGAAGTTCCACTAGGAACATTGGCAAAACCAGTAAAAGATGGCATAAAGCTTCTTAAATTAGTATTTTCTTCTATAAAATTATAGTACGTTGTTCCATCGTATCTGGTTGAAGTTGAAGTTAAATATTTAATAGGTATTATAGCATTTAATACAGGTGATGTTAAAGCATCTTGATTTATTAAATCTGTTGTATCTTCTATATCTAAATTGTCATCACTCATTTTATAATTAAACAATAAAATAATTATAATTAATTAATCTACTCCGTTGTAATCTGTAGATGATACTGCTTCTACATCTTTAACACTTCCATAAACTCTAATCTCAAATTCATCTTCGCATACGTCAGGGACAGCCTGTTTAGAATCTTTAAATGTCTTCTTAAATAAATCAATAGCATCCCCGCCAACTGGTGGAGCATCCTGTTGTAGACGTTCATATTCCTTAAGAGCAAATTCTGTTAGTTGACCAGCTGGTAGACGGTCTTCGGGGGACATTCCCATCTGTAGAGTCATGTATCTGTAAAAAGAACCAAATTGCTTAGCAATAGCACTGTGTTCTGCTGCCTTCTCCTCAGCGTTATAAAACTTCTTAATACTTTGTACAAGAGTTGCTAGTAGTCCAACCGCGCCAACACCATATAAAATTCCATCTTTAATAGCTGGATCTTCTACACTTGCTGCAACTAGAGATACGGCCGAGCTGACAGCAGTTACACCAATACCAATAAGAGTAAGTTCGTTACTAAACTTTTTCCATTTACCAGCAGACGTGTTGTGAATAAACCTAAGACCTGCAGACTTTTCTCCCCATTGCTTCATAAGTTGTTCCATGTGTGGCGACCAAGACGCAGCATTAATTTTTTTAACGAGAGAATCCCTCTTGGCATTCATGAGTGCCTCCTGAGCTTCTAAAGACATCTCTTGACTTGACATTTTTTAAATTTAGTAAATATTTTATTTTAAAAATTATATAAAACTAGTTCTGTAGAAAATTGCGTATCATTCGGGTGGGAAGCTGAACATATCATCATAAAACATAAAGTTGTTACAAGTAATTTTTTAAATGAAATTGAGACAGCAGACTTAGAATCACTCTTATTAATTATTACTTCTTCTTCACTTTCTGTGTCGATATCATTACTAGACTCGGATGTTATAGAAGGAGTCTTATTATGATTTAATATTTTAACAATTTCTTTTTTATATGGAGACTCAAGTTCACTTAGTATATCTTTATCAATATTTTTCTCTACAACCTCGTTATCTTCTATACGAATATCTGCCACAGTTTGCGCATATATAAATTTTAGTTTTAGCGAAAATCTTTCTAAAAAACGAGACTGGAACTCTGAGTAACTTTTTAAACAATTGACTATTAAGTTAATCTTCTCTGATAATACTATATTTTTATAATTATTTACAGTTACTAAATTATCTATATTTATACCATATGATGAATAAATTTCATCTGTCTTATTTTCATGTTTTAATGTTATTAGATATGACTGTAGTTCATTAACTATCTTAATAAGTTCAGAATGAATGGATATTGTATCGGCAAATGAGTAGTCTTTTAGTTCTAAGTCTTTATAAGGTGGAAATTTATTATTAAATTTAATAGTAAATCCATCAATTTGATTTATAACATTATAATATGTATACTTATAAAATTTATAATAGTCACCGTAAAGTCTATTTAAAAACATTCTAAATATATTACAATAATTATTGTATTCTATCTCTATAAATTTTGTCTGAAAATGAAAAGAGTCTAAGGTTAATACTAAATCATTGGATTGTTGTTTTCCTTGATAATCTGTATAAATTTGTTTTAGATAGTCTATCTTTGTTTGTAGTCGTTTAAAAATATTTTCTATGAGAAACTTTGTTTCTTTTATTGTCTCAAATTCATTTTTAATAATATCTATATTCATTATAATGAGTAAAGAAGATAATAATAATAATGAAGTTAAAATTGACATGGAAAATTCTATAGTAAAAACGCACACTAAATGGACTGATCAGCATGAAAAAATATTAGCTGAATGGGCTGATAAAGCTATGTGTTATAGATGGATGCACTCAAAGTCGGAGAATAAGTATTCATATTTGTCTAAATTATTTACTATACCAGTTATAGTACTATCTACACTAACGGGTACAGCTAATTTTGCGATAGAAAGAATTCCAGAGTATTATCAGTCAAGTGTTCAGATTGGTATAGGTAGTTTAAATATTTTAGCTGGTATAATAACCACTGTTCAGCAATTCTTAAAAATAAATGAATTAAATGAATCACATAGAATTGCTTCTATATCTTGGGGTAAATTTTATAGAAATATTAAAACAGAACTACTTAAGAGTCCACTAGAACGATGTGAAGTAAACTATTTAGTTAAAACATCTAAAGAAGAATTTGATCGTCTTGTAGAAACTAGTCCACCTTTGGATGTAAATATTGTTAAAAAATTTGATCATAAATTTAAAAAAGACTCTGTAGATATTTCTAAACCAGAAATTTGCGATTCATTAAAACCAACATCTAGTACAATATTCAAACCGACAATTGATGAAGTGGAAAAGACAGAAACAGACAAAATTGTTGCAATTATTAAGAAAAAACAAGACATTTTAAACCAAGAGATTAAAATCGAAGACTTTATAAAATCCTTTACTAAAGAGTATACAAGACAACCAACTGTTGTAGAAATATTTGAGAATTTAGAAGAATCCATAGAAAAAGAAGTAATTAATAAATTCTTAGCTAAGTCTACCTGGTTAAATAGAAATAAATCTAAAATTTAGAAATACTGTCTCTAATTTGTTTAAAAGAATAATCATTCCATCCACCAATAAATAAAATAGTAGCATCTTTAGGAACTTTAGATAGTCTATCTAAAAAACTAACAGGTGCGTGAAATCCGCTACCACATTGAGCATCTATCGTTACTTTAAACTTTTTAAAGTATAATTTTAAAAATTTATTCGCTTTACCGTTGTAGGTGTAATTTTTAGTATAATTATGATAATCTATAGTACTGTCTGAAATAATATGTAAACTAGATTCCTGTGGTAGTATTTTTATAAGCTTGTTATTTAGATATCGACAAAAAGTTTTAAATCCTTTCCATGTAAAGTGATTTAGATCATTTCTAATTAACTTACAATTTTCCCACGGGATATCTATTAAATGAATATTTGCACGAGACAACTGATTGTCTATATATTTATTTAATGGACATTTCCAAATATAACTATTAACTCTTAATGCTAACATGACTTGATATAATATGATTGGTATCCTTAAATTATTAATGATTAAATGTCCAAGAGTCTACATGATTATCTATTAATGTAGTTTTATTAAAATCATCAAGTATCTTATCTATTGTATCTAGATAATTGAGTATATATGGTTCACCTGCTAACATTAATTTTGACGGTTTATAATTTGTGGAAATATCTACAATAATTACCTGTTCCCTTGATATTCTAATAGCATTATCAATAATTTTGCGATGTCCACTATTAGGCATTTCGTGGAATGCGAACATACAAGTTACAACATTAAACTGATTATCTTCTCCAAAATTTTCAGCGTTGCCAAATAAGTATTGTCTACCAGGATTATAAAAGTTTGCAAATCGTAACATTTCATTTGATGTATCTATTCCTGCCATACCAGGTTTTGTAGAAAACCCAACACCACAACATAGATCTACAATAGACTTAGATTCTATGTTATCATAAACTTCTTTTCTTATATTTCTACCATTGTACGCTTTACTATCAATTATTTTTGTAAATGTTGGAGCTAAAGCTGCGTGTAATATTCCCATGGGTCCTGTATTGCCCATATTGTGTATACAATTATTATAGTAGTATGGAGTTGTCATACCTAAGTTAAGTAAAACACCTATGATCACCATTTAAATTTAAATTAAAATATTTCTTTATGTTAAATGTCTAAAATAATACAGAGATGCCCCACGGACTCAAAAAAACTTTTAAATCCAGAAACTGGAAGGTGTGTTATAGAAACAAATGCAACTATTAAAAGATTATTAAAAGAAGGTTGGACAATTGTTATTACAAACAATATGGAACAACCAGAACCGCCGCCAAGTTCAGGGGTTAAAGTTTTTAAAGTTTGTCCAACAGATCCTAATAAATTGGTAAATCCAGAAACTGGACGATGTGTAAAACATAACAATCCTACTATCAAAAAATTAGTTAGAGAGGGATGGATTATTGCCATAAATAGTGCTAGAACTTTACCAGTAATAGTAAAGAAAAACGGAAATTTAACAAATTGGAAAAAGTTAAAATCTTATTTAGATAAAAATAAAGATTCACTAATAAGCATCGACGAATATCTCGGAACACGTGAAATAACTCCTGAAGAAGAAAAACCATCACAACCAATAGGGAAATTTAGCTCATTATATAAAAGTGAAAATATAGTTTTATTTCTGGAAAAAGAAATAAAAAAGAATCCTATTCTTCAGAAAACGACATGCTTAAATGATGACAATGATATAATTTTGGGATTTGGACGGTTTAATGTTCTTCTTCCTGAATACGTTGTAGGTACAAAAACAAGTATTTCAACAATACGTAGAGACTATCGACATATCTATATATTGGCGACGGCTACAGTATTAATGGTTCCTACGGAGATTAATAACACTATTCGTAACCTATCCTCTATTCAGGTAATTTTACCTCCAAATTTGAAACTTAATCTTAATTCTTGTAAAACTAGATATTATGTATTACCTTTAACTATTACTAATATGAATATGTATCAATTTGTTGGATTGTCACCAAGCCCCGATAAGATATCTCATGCAAATGTATTGATATTTGATACTTTAAATCAAACTGTAGAAAGGTTTGATCCTCATGGTTCTAGCTTTTTTAATGATACTTTTTTATCTAAAGATATCAAAGCAAAAAAAATAAGTGCTACCCCAACGTACCATCAGGAGATACTAGATGGTGTAATGAGATATTATTTTGAACAGAATTTACCTGATTATACTTATAAAAATATTTTATACACGTGTCCATATTTAGGACCACAACAAAAGGCTGATGTAGGAGATGGTTATTGTGTTACTTGGACTGTTATGTATACTTTTTTGAGATTACTTAACCCGGATCTTCCACCTGGAACTATCAATAGAATGCTTCTTAACGATAAGGAAGAAAATATAGTAACTAAACTTAAAAAATTTGCTAAGTACTACTCTGACGTGATTAAATCTTAATAAAATAAAATTTGTAAAAGATAAGTAATCATTACTCGTTATATTTTAAATTAAATCGATTAAAAAATAAAATATACTTAAAATATGTTATTGTATCTAACAAACCCGATACAAGTTTCCATTCATCTAGAAGAATTTAATACAAGATATGGACTTTTACATATTGGTGTATCATTTGAGAATGATTATAAGCTACTACGGTATGATTTTAAGAAAGATGCAGATAACTATCTAACTTATTCTAAAATAAAATATATACCGTGGGAATATAATAATTACAATACTGATTATATTCCAGAGATGTATGATATACTAAGAAGTAGTTATATACAAAATCCAGAAACAAGAGTAATGAAAATACCATGGGGAATTACAAATTATACATTTCACGAAATCGAAGCGTATGAAAAAAGATTACATAAGAAGTATAGACTAGGTATATATGATTGTAGACATTACGTCAGGAAATTCACAAAATGGGCTGTAAGTAGTCCAACACCTGTTTGGAAACTCAAGAGACTCTGGAAAAATAATATTGATAATTGTCAATGAAAGAATACTTCTTTAATCCAGATGATCCTAGGAAGTCATATGATGTGTATATTGATAAAGATCCATCGGATACTATATCAATTAAATACACAACTATACAAGACGTTAAAGACACAATTAAAAAATTAGAAATGTTATACAAAACAGATCAATATCCTCACAAACGTATATGGCAGGTTGGAATGATAATGATGGTAAGACTTCGCGCAATTAATAAAAATACACCAAATCAAACATCACAAAGACGGTACGATTTAGCTTTTCGTTATTTTAAATTTTTAGGCGAAAGAACAAAATTAAGTCAAGAACAGAGGAAAAAGTTTAAATTTACAACTTAACTTATAGTTTAGATCTTAGCAAAAATGTTTTAATAGAAGGATTAAAAAGTCGGAAGTCCCGTAGATATCTTAACATTTTAAATCTTCCTATTAATACTCTAGTTTTATAACATTTCCAAGTAGCTATTATCTTATTAACACAATCCGGACCACAAGTTGTTACTTTCCGATGATATAAAATAATTTTTATAACATCATCTGGTAGATCATCCCATTTCATTTGTTATTTAATAAGAAATTTTAATTTTATATTTTTATTAGACAGTGTTAGAGAGTCTATTATATATATGCTTTGTTTGTGATTGATGCATGGTATATTATTTATAAAAAGTATAATATAATTAAGTGGAACACCGTACTTGTAAAACTGATCTTTTTTATTTAATCTAATAATTTTAACACCGGGAGAATTATTTTTAAGACTAACTCCGGGTTTAGTTCCAGTTGGCATTTCTATAACAAGTTCATTAAAATTAGTTGGAGTATTATCTTCATTGTTATTGAGTTTATCAAACTCAGGATCCCGTCTTAACTCAAAAATACATTCATTACACACTGGACATGTATTTTTAAGTTTGCACCAAGATGTAATACAATCATAACAGAACTGGTGTACACAAGAGCAAATAGGTGCTATCTTTATAGTATCGTGACATATTTGGACAATCCATTATTTATTAAATTTAATTATTTTTAAACAAGTTTTTAATTTCTTCATTTGGATATTTACTCCAGGTGTTCTACTTAAAACTCTGAATGGTATGATTCTGTACATTATTATAAAACTTAAAATATTTATTAAAACACGAAACAAAATCACGCATGGATAAAGTAATAAATTGTCAATATAATGATCATTTTGATAAAAAATTGTATTTAGAATTAACTAATATGGACTATTGTAGAAATATTAAAAATATAATATGAACAGTATTATTACCTATTAACATGCTATGGCCGCTAATGCACAGTAGTTTTGGAAAGATATTATATACATAATAAATCCAAATAAAAATGGTATTTCTATAAAAAATGTTAGAAGTAGTGTTATAGGTCTAATTTCAAGTAAAAATGGAAGTTTTACAACATAATTAATTATTGTAAATATGCTAAACATCAAAGGAATATACCAAGTTGCTTCAGCAGAGGTTTTTATTTTATCTATAAATGACTTATCTTTTTGTTTACAATTCCAGTATTGTAATATTGTTCCACCTATAACTGAAAGTGTATAAAATATTAGAATTATTTTTATTACACCAAATAAGTTACTATCATCTTTCATGCTTAATGCTAGTAACGGTATAATAGAAACTATAAATGTTCTAAATTCTAAACATTTAAAAATTCCACCGATAATAGGAATTGATTCCATTTATATAAACAAATATTATAATTTATGGAATATTATAATTTATGGAATTTTAGGAACTCGAGCACTTTGCGCAGCCTTAGATATTTTATCACTATTTTTAATTGCATACATTCCACCACCAATAATACCTAATACAATTATACCGATAATTAAATAAACATACCATGGAAATCCAGAACCTTCACTTGGAGCTTTCTCCTGCTTTTCTTGAATATTAGCTAGTGCATTTGCTAAATCGTTTATACCAGCACTGTTACTTGTAGAACTAGTACTATCAGCAGCGTCATTTATAATATTAGTAGCAGCAGTTATACCAGCACCAGCTGCATTTTTTACTATAGCACTTGTAGCCATATTTACAACGGTTTCTGAATCTATAGTTGTGTCTTCTATGTTTATTTCACCCGAAGATAAAAATTTTATTTCATTATTTGCCGTTGAACTAACATTTGTATTAGCCAATGTTGTATTAACAGTGTTGTTATAATTTTCAGCTTGATCATCTATATTCTTTTCAATAAGAGATTTTACATTAGGAGACAATGCTCCCGTACCAAGGGTAGATTCTATGTGATTAGTTGCTGTAGACGTTGCAGCTTTCTTAAAATTATCTACTATTTGATTTTTTAAACTTTGGTCAAGATTATTTACAGTTTTAATATCCATTTTACTAACCGCTTTAATCGTAGAATTTGTAACATTAAGTGACGGAGGATTGTAAGAAGCAATATTTTCTTTAGCTGCACTTTGTAAAGCATTTGTCGTATTTAATGAAACACCTTTCATTAATAGTGTCGGAATAGTTACAGTGGTTAAAGTATCATACGCCTCCTGTGCAAGTTTTTGTAATTCAGCCTGCGCAGCTGCATGTTCGGGAGTCCATGTATTATCAAATATTATTTTAGTATTTGCAGATGCATTTGTAGATACAGAACTTTTTGAGCTATTAAGTGTACAATTAATATTTTGTGTAGATGTCATCATATTTTGAGCATTTAAAAAAAATTGTCCACACCCAGACTGAGCCATCGAGTTATTTGATTGTGTAAATCCAGCCTGAGCTGACATCTTAGCAAATGGAATACTAATACTTCCTGAAATAGAACCTGTAGAAAATTCATTATTAGCTTTTTGTTTACACGTTTCATTTAGGCCCATAGCGTCAGCCAATTGAGGAGTATTATTTTTCAAAGATTGGCCGGTTAACGGGGTGTTACATTCAGCACTAATTGGACTACTCATTTATAAAAGTTAATATTTTAATTTATGAAAAATAATACTATAAATAATATTAATATAAGTACTACAGCTCCAACTCCAATAATTAATTCCATTTTATTATTTGATTTGCTTGACGGTGACGGTGAAGGTGACGGTGAAGGTGACGGTGAAGGTGACGGTGACGGTGAAGGTGACGGTGAAGGTGAAGGTGACGGTGAAGGTGACGGTGAAGGTGAAGGTGACGGTGAAGGTGACGGTGAAGGCGACGGAGAGGGCGACGGAGAGGGTGACGGTGAAGGCGATGGAGAGGGTGATGGTTGATCTGGTTTTTTTGTAATACCGCAGACTGTGGATATATTAGCATTTGTAGCGTCTATATTACCCCCCGAGTTGAATGCTATTTGACATACCTGCGTTGTAAAATTAATTTGATTAGGTTTAGGACCATATGCTTTACTTTGAAACGGAGACTGATTTACTATATTAGATAATATAAATGAATCATCTAAAGAGTTGGCCGTAAATGGCGAAGTACCATATTTAACAGTAGGAGACCCCTGTGCATAAACACAGTAATTACCAATATCATTTATTTGACGTTGTACTGCGGGAATTACACTTAAATTTCTACTACTATACGTAGCATTATTTTGAGAAAACGCTGATGCAGTACACGTGTTTATATCTATAAAAGTGTTACACGACGGATCTAAAAAGGCTTTACCATCATTCATTAAAAAACTATTACAGTAATTTGGAAATATTTTAGTCGACATTTCAGATGTTTCTCCAAAATTTCCCGTTGTTTGATTTTTATAATAATCTAAAAATGATTTTCTATGTATGGGATTATACAATAACTTATAATTTTCATTTGTGTCTGTTTTTGTTAAATAAAGTATATATTTAAGATTTGGTGATATAATGCTATTTTCATTATAATAATAAATTTTACTATTAGAATCTTGTCCTGTGGATATAGCAGCTACAACAGTTTCTGATATATTTTTAATATTAGAATTTTGGTTAAGGACTTCAGCACTACTTGCCCATCTATTCTTCCTAACTTTTCCAGGCCCCCATTGTAAATCCCCGTTATCATTAAATATTACATTTATTGGTGATTCATTTATTGCTTGTTTAATATCCGCTGTATCTGTACTGTTTATAGTATCTAATACGAAATATCTAACTTTGGTTGGTAAACCATCGATACCAGCACCTACAGAATCCAAAATTAACCAATTTTTATTTAATTCATTATTATTCCATGAGGAACTATTCATTAAATTTTTTGTAAATAAATCTAAAGACATTTAATATAAATAAATGTTATTTTTTTTTTATTTATTTATATTAAATGCAAATTAGTTTAATTATTTCTATCATAAATTTAATAGCAATAGTAATTTTATTTATAATTTTTTTTACAAAGACTAAAAACGAAAATTTTACAGGTGCACCATCTGGTTATACAAATCTATTAGTATCAGATTCCGACGGTAATTTAGATACATTTTCAATGGATACGCTTAAAACTGATATACAAACAATGATTAACGATTCTTTAGAACAGTATGAGACATCATCAAATATAAGTAAATACTATGCGACTAAGGATGATTTAAATAAAACCAATGGAGATGTAAGTGAGTTAAGAACTGCATTATCCGGTTATCAACCTTTAGGTCCATATGTTAAAATAGGAGATCAAATATCTCTACAATCAAAAAGAGATAATACTTATTTATACGCACAGGATAGCTATGACGTTAATAGACAACCATGTATGACTGACTCTAGTAAGTGGCCAATAACAAATTGTACTTGGCAAGTAACTAGTCCATCTGTGGTGAACCCACCTAATTAAAGTCAATGAGGGAACTGGGCTACTGTATATGCGCACGATGAATTAAAAACTTACAATAGTCCTAGTTATTATGCGGCACAGGTAAAACTAAATCTTATAAAGCATGGAGTTTATATTGACTAAAGATCCAACGTAGGATAGGGTGGTGGTACTGTTAGAAAAAATTAAGTAATAGAATTATAAGTTTGTCTTGATTCAAATATATCATAACCTATGTTCATTCTACAATGATTTAGACATTATATTAGTGTAGCAGATAACATGAATATTAAATAACTTAAAAATACTATTTATATATTAGTAAGATGAAAGTCATTAAACGCAATGGAGAATCTGCTGAAGTAAGATTTGATCAAATTACTGATAGACTTAAATATCTTGCGTCAGAAAGTTCATGGGGTAGACAATTAGATATAGATGCTCCAATGATTGCACAAAAAGTGTGTAGTTCTATATACAATGGAATATCTACATCTGAATTGGATGAGTATACAGCAACAGTATGTGCTAATAAATTAGTAGAAAATTTAGATTATGAAATTTTAGCAGCACGCATTAGCATAAATAATCATCAAAAGAACACTAGTTTGTATTTTTCTGATATTATTGATAAATTATGGAATTGTAAAAAACGTCCACTAATTAGTGATGAAATCAAACAGATAGTAGATGAAAACAAGGAACAAATCGATAAATTTGTAGTACCAGAACGAGACTATTTAATTAACTACTTTGGGTTTAAGACTTTACAAAAAGGATATCTATTAAAAGTTGATGATAAAACTGTAGAACGTCCTCAACATTTATTTTTACGAGTATCATTAGGTATTCATGGGAATAATTTAGAAAAAGTAAAGGAAACATATAATTCTTTATCATTAAAGTATTATACACACGCTACTCCAACACTATTTAATGCTGGTACCCAGTTTCCACAAATGAGTTCATGTTTTTTAATTGGAACAGAAGATTCAGTAGATGGTATTTTTAAGACTATAAGTGATGTCGCAATGATATCGAAGTGGGCAGGTGGAGTAGGTGTCCATATTTCCAATATTCGCGCAAAAGATTCTTACATTTCTAAAACCGGAGGTAAGAGTGATGGAATAATGCCAATGTTAAAAGTGTACAATGATACAGCTAGATACATAAATCAATCTGGTAAAAGAAATGGATCGTTCGCTATGTATCTAGAACCGTGGCATGCAGACATCTTTACATTTTTAGACGCTAAGAAGAACAACGGAGTGGAAGAAATGAGAGCTAGAGACTTATTCTATGCATTATGGATTCCAGATCTATTTATGAAAAGAGTTACAACTAAAGGTAAATGGTCCTTAATGTGTCCAAGTGAATGCCCAGGTTTAACAGATACTCATTCAGACGAATTTGAGAAGCTATACATTCAGTATGAAAATGAAGGAAAATTTAGACAACAGGTAGATGCATTAGAACTATTTAATGCTATTATAAATAGTCAAATAGAAACTGGTACACCATATATGTTATACAAAGATTCTGTTAATAGGAAAAGTAATCAGAGTAATGTAGGTATAATTAAAAGTTCTAATTTATGTTGTGAAATTATGGAATTTTCTAATTCTAACGAAACAGCCGTTTGTAATTTAGCATCTCTTTGTTTACCATCATTTGTCGAAGATGGTTCGTTTAATTATGATCGTCTTGGAGAAAAAGTAGAAGAACTAGTATATAATCTAAATATGATAATTGATAGAAATCATTATCCAACTGAAGAATCTAAACTGAGTAATATGAAACATCGTCCTATTGGAATTGGAGTTCAGGGACTTGCTGATGTTTATATGATGTTAAATTTACCATTTACATCCAAAGACGCAAGACAAATGAATAAGAATATATTCGAGACGATCTATTATCATTCATTAAAAGAGTCAAATAAATTAGCTCAAGTTCATGGAACATATGAATCATTTGGTGGTTCACCAGCATCTCATGGTATTTTACAGTTTGATATGTGGAAAGTAAAACCGGAATACATCAGGGAAGAAAATTGGAATGAACTAAAATCAACAATTTTAAAATCAGGTCTAAGAAATAGCCTGCTTGTTGCACCAATGCCGACAGCGTCAACAGCTCAAATTATGGGTAATAACGAATCATTTGAGCCTTATACTAGTAATATTTATTCTCGTCGCGTATTAGCCGGAGAGTTTGTAGTAATTAATAAGTATTTAGTAAAAAAACTACAGGAAGAAAATTTATTTAATAAGGAAACAATTGATACAATTATTTATCATCGTGGTTCTGTTAAGTATACAAAATTATCTAGTCATTCTAAAGATGTATTTAAAACCGCGTGGGAAATCTCTCAAAAGGCTCTAATCGAAATGTCTGCGGAAAGAGCTCCATACATTTGTCAAAGTCAAAGTTTAAATTTATTCATAGAAAAAGCGGATCCAAAAATTATATCTAGTTCTCACCTTTATGGTTGGAAACTAGGACTTAAGACTGGTTCATACTATATTAGAACTAAACCTGTAACAAATTCTCAAAATTTTACAATTGACCCAGTTTTAGAAAAGAAACTACAAGAAGAAGCAGAATCTAAGGAATGTTTAATGTGTTCTGCATAAAAGTACTTTAAGGGGTAATATATATATTTAACTAAGAGTAATGCTAAGTTTAATAAACACTGTTCTAAGCTTAGTTGTAGGAATTCAGTCCAGTAGTATTTGTGGATATAAAATTTCTAATTGTCTCCTAAAACTTAACAATGAAATATATTCTAAACCATCTTATACAAATACTCTATACTCTTCGCGACTGACTTGTATAGATACAATGGATTATACTATATATGACAACGCTGTCAATTTATTTGATTTAAGAGATTGTTTAGAAAGATTTCATAAATGTGGTACTTTCCAGAAACCAATATTCAATTATAACACGAATAAAATTGATGATTTTGAGATAATATCAAATACAGATAATTTAATTGTATATGGTCCTCATATTGGAATGATTAATGAATTATGTAATTATACTATCTATGTAGATGTTGAATCTGTTTTAGAAAAAAAATATTTAAATAGTGAGTCTGTAACATGTTTATTTGAGCCAGATTTCATAGTAGGCGTTAATTCAGATTCAGTAACTTTTTTACAAAAAGGTAATTATATTAACTCTATACTAGAAGATTATCCTGTAGAAATTCACACTTATAAAAACTATAATGGAATTAGAATTAATAAGTTTAATAAACTTCTATTACCAGTCTTATTTAGAAATCAGGATATTACAGGACTGTTTGGAATAATTAAAATTTTAACATCTTTAAAATTAAAGGAAATAATTTTCTTGAGTAATCATTAAATGTCTTGTAAATCTTGTAATAGTTTTGGAACAAACTGTCCTTATCATAAAAATCAATTTGGGAAAAACTGTAAAGTTTACTTTGGATCATCTTGTCATCCACAACATAAAAATCAATTCGGTATGTTTCCAGCTGGGGTGCGCCGGGTAGCATCATTTCCTGCGTCTAGACCAGCTCAGTTTACACATCAGCGTACTCAGGGGGGTATTATTCTTAATGAATTTGGCGTTAAAGCACCATCTGTTAAAGGATATTCTAGTCTTACAAAACAACAATTAACTTCTTTTTATACGATAAACGGAATTGATATACCAATGTCCGCAACTAAAGATAAACTCTACAGTAATCTTAAGCGTATATATAATGGTTTAACTCCAGCTGATATTAAACAAAGTGTAGCAACCAAGGATACAATTGCAAATATTAGAGCATCTAAACAGCGACAAAAAGAAGCTGAGGAAAGAGCGAAAAGAGAAGCATCAGAAGAAAAACAACGCTTAAAACGTGCGGAAATTAAGAAAATTACTTATTCGCCACGAGCTGTTCCAGAGGAGTTTAAATATGTATCACGGAGATTCCCACGTGGATCCAGAGTTAAAAGACTTACTCGTCCAGAGGTTAAACAAGCAGACATAGATGATCTAAGTGAGATGTTTTCTGCTGCTCGAGCATCTCCTGACGAAATGTCAGATCTTTTAACTAAATTGAGTGTTAAATTTGGTAAAAATAAGTTTGGAGCCTGAGGCATGAGGAAAATGTAAACTCATTAACATTATTAGTCAATAAATGACGTTTATTCGCTAAATTTATGCGTATAAATTGAGAAATTGACTTAAAGAGGTATAACCATTTAATTAAATAATGGATACTGATCAAGTTGAAGAACTTCAGCAAACTAGTAAGCCAACGCGCGAAGAACTTAGAAATAAGTTAAGAGCAAAGATTGGACAAAAAAGAAGTGTTCGTAAGGGTGGAGTGACACGTAAAGATGCACAAACGTTAAGTGATAAAATAGAAAAATTAGTACAGGTCTTAAAAGATGAAAATATTACAGTTAATACTCCATTAACTGAAGGAATAATGGAAAAAGTAACTGAAATATTAAGTATTAATGAAATGAAAAAAATTATGTCCCAGATAGAAAGTAACCATGAAGTAAGTGACAATTTTAAACAATTTATGGATAACGCTTTAAAGTTTAAACCTCCTTAACATTTTTATGAACTCTATACAGTAAATTGCCTTTAATATTAAATAGTTGTTTAATATGTGTCTGAATAATATCAGATACTTCTACTTTGTCAAACCATACTTCTAACCTATACATTGGTTTTTCAGGAAGTGTAGAGTCGACAATTCTTATACCTTTAATATGGTGAGAATAGTCTGACATTTCACCTACTAAATCTAAAAGAGTTGTCATCCACATACCAGATATATCTTTTAATCCATTAAATTTTCTAATACTCCACTCAGCGCCGTCAATATTTGATGGATCATCCCATGTCGGTTTTACTCCTTGTTCAAAGAATGACCATGCGTTTGGTATGTATATTGTACCCTCTGTTTCGCCCCTGGATCTATCTGTAATTTTTAATGCTTTTTGTGTATATCCATCATAAAATAAATCGTAGGGTTTTGGAGTATGATTAAAACAACCCCAGAAATCCTCGATTGTAGAAATATCCATAACTTTGATAGTATTGGCATCATAATTTTTCAATTTATCTTTTGCGTGAAAATATAGTGTCCATGTACGATTTAATGATGTCATTCACAATTATATTATTAAATATTTCTTTAATTTAATTTATTATCCTATAAATAAGTACTCATGCTGGATAATAAACAGAACGGTATGATGACGAAAGTTTGGGGGCCACCGGGATGGTTTTTTTTACATTCGGTCACATTTGGTTATCCAGACGAAATTAACCCAGAAAATATAGATAGAGTTAGACATTATGCTAATTTTTTTAATTCACTAGGACACGTTTTACCATGTAAATATTGTAGAAACTCTTACAATGAATATATATCTGAATTACCTGTAGAAAACTTTCTGAAGTCTCGTAAAGATTTAACATTATGGTTATACTTAATTCATAATAAAGTTAATGATAAACTTGGTATTCCAGTATGCGATAGACCTTCGTTCGAAGAAGTAGAGAATAAGTATGAACAATATAGAGCAAAGTGTAAACAAACAACAGATAAAGAGAGATCCGATAGATTAATTAAAGGTTGTACAGTACCCGAAAATGGTAAAAAGAAAAAATGTTTAGTATCTATAGTAAATGATGTAGAAACTTTCGAAGATTCTTCGCCATCATTTTTACTAAATTGTTCACTAGCCATTATAATTATAATATTATTAATTGTTGTAAATTACTTAAAGTAAAGAAAAATTAATAATTATTATGACAGATAATTCAGAAATATTTAGAGAACTACAAGAAATTAATACAAAGCTATCTGGATTAATAGAAATTAACGACTCATTAGTCAAACAAAACTTGAAATTATCTGAAGAACTTTATGGTAAGGTAAAGCTACCATCAAGTCCTACAACGGATATCAAGAAAGAATTGTATTATTGTACTTTAGATGAATTATATAACTTAATTCACGGCCCTGGAACATTTGATAACAAACCCACCATTAAAACTCTAACAAATGCAATATGGGATCAACCACTAAAAGCCTGGAAAGTTACCTCATCAGTCGAAGATATTAAAGTAAAGTTCCCCGATATTTTACTTCGAAACCTTTCGAACTCTTAGACGACCAGTTACCCTGGGTAACCAAAATTTACAACATGTCGCGGTTGTATCTATTATTTTATTAATATTTGTCTTACCCTTGGATGCATCTACAATTAAGTCTATTAGATTACCAATAGCTCCACTATCTAGTAGACTTATTAAAGTAGACTCTATATCATCATCTGTGAAATCAATAAATAACTGTCTTAAAATTTTAAGCGCCAATGTTTTTTGTTCAGACCCTTTAACGGGAGTTCCCTCGACTACTTCCATTACGGTTCTAATTATTAGATGAATACTTGTCACGTTAATAGGAGTACCTTTTAGTATATTCTTAACAATTTTTAAATAGTTATCTACATTACTTAATTCGTTACTCATTTAAACGTTAATAATTTTTTTATTTTAAAGATTTAAACTTATTAATACTTAAATGAATACATGTATTGTATGTCTTGGAGAAGAAAATAACAACGACCTTATAGAATATAATCATTGTGGATTATATCATATTCATAACAGTTGTTTAAATAGATGGCAAAAAGATGAATGTATTATATGTAGAGAAAAAATAGTAATTATAAACAATCAGAACGAAAATAATAATTTTAAGTGTAGAATGTGTATTGCTATGTCAGCTCTATGTCCAACATTGTCTGCATTGGTATGTGCAACACTGATAATTTGTATTTAAACTGATTTAAAAATGTTGTATATATTTAACTATAATGGAACCCTTGTTAGAAAAACAACAGAATAGATATGTACTGTATCCGATCAAATATGAAGATATTTTCGAATTTTACAAAAAACAAAAAATAGCATTTTGGACAGCTGAAGAAATTGATTTTTCAGCGGATTTAAATGATTGGGAACAGTTAGACTCAAATGAAAAGTTTTTAGTCGAAAATGTATTAGCATTTTTTGCTGGAAGCGATGGAATTGTATTCGAAAATATTAATAATAATTTCGCAGAGGAAATTCATATACCCGAAGTAAGATTCTGTTATGGGTTCCAGGCTATGATGGAGAATATTCATAGTGAGACATATTCTCTCATGATAGATACATTAATTAGTTCTACGGAAAGAAAAACTGAACTATTTAATGCTATAGATAAAATCCCAGCTGTAAAGGGGAAAGCTGAATGGGCTTGTAAATATTTAAACGCTGATAATGCACGATTTCAGGAAAGACTTCTAGCATTTTCCATAGTAGAAGGTGTATTCTTTAGTGGAAGCTTTTGTGTTATCTTTTGGTTAAAACATGTAAAAGGTAAAATGACAAAAGCATTAGCTAAAAGCAATGAACTTATTGCCCGTGATGAGGGTATGCATACAGATTTTGCCGTGCTTCTTTATACAAAATATGTAACGAATAAATTAAGTGAAGAGCGTGTACATAGAATTATGTCTGAAGCAGTTGATTTAGAAATGGACTTTATATGTAATTCTTTAAAATGTAATTTAATTGGAATAAACGTAGATTACATGAAAGATTACATCATGTACGTTGCGGACCGTTTATTAACTCAATTAGGATATTCTAAAATATATAATAAAGAATGTCCATTCGATTTTATGAAAACAAGTTCTTTAGATGGTAAAAGTAATTTTTTTGAACAGAGAGTTACTGAATATAACCGAGCTGAAGAAATAAACAGAGGATTAGAGTCTGTCGAAATCTTAGATGATTTTTAATTTTACGACAAATTATGTAGTTTATAAATTTTAAAATAATTAAAAGTGAAAATGTTGACAGATTTAAAAGAAAAAGGTTATTGTATCATAGCTAATGTTTTAAATGAGAATGAAATACTCCATGCGACAGAAAGTTTTAAAAAGTGGTATAATAGTACACCAAATCTTAAACTTTTCCATGAAAAGATGGATCCACATGGAATTTTTAAATATCATGAGGTTGGTCATCAATACTTCGCCTGGTATTTAAGAACTAGACCACAAATTATTGATATTTTTCAACAAATTTGGGAGACTAAAGATCTTGTTGTTAGCTTTGATGGATGTTGTTATATACCTAGTGGATTAAATAAAAAAGATAATATTTGGACTCATACTGATCAAGCTTCTAATAATTCAGAACTTACTTGTTATCAATCTTATGTATCTCTAACTAATAACGAAAAAACAACTTTAATTGTGTATGAAGGTTCTCATTTATTACACCAAGAATATTTTAAAAATAAACCAAAATCATCAGTTAACTGGAATTTAATTGATGATGAAACTTTAGACAAACTAAAAGATTCTAAAAAAATTCTTAAAGTTAACGCTGGTTCTCTTGTTATTTGGGACTCTAGGACTTTCCATCAAAATTGTTACGGACCTCCCAGTGAAGAAAGACTAGTACAATACTTAAGTTATTTACCAAAACAGAATCCTAAAAATAGTAAAGCTATGCAAACAAAAAGACTAAAATACTTTACAGAAAAAAGAACTACATCCCATTGGGCTTATCCTATTCGTGTAAATTCTTTACAACCACAAACATATGGAGATAAATCAAAACTTATAGACTACTCAACACTCTTAGAGCCTAATTTAGAATTTTTAATAGAGTCTATCAAAAAATTAATTTAAATTTACGACACTATAATATGCTTAAAATTTATAAAGACTCTATAAATGAAAATGGACATCTTTATCAAAAATGGTGTTATTAAGCAGCGCGAAGAAGTGGAACAAACAATATTTAAGAAAAATTATGATACAGACTACAGAAATGATCTTCCAGGACCTTACTACGATAATTTTCATAATCATTGTCATGTATGGAAACCAGTTTCTCTAATCAAAAACTTTAAAGGAGAACAGAATCAGTCAGAACTAAGGTATAGAAAACATACAGGTGAAATACCAACCAGGGGACTCTATTGTTGTATTTGTCATCTTCGTCTGAAGAGTAAGGGTTACGATCTTAAAAAAGTTTTAAAAGTTCCAGTTCAGCCTTATTTTAAAAAGAGAAAAGCAGAGGAAGATTTATCTAAGATGTTAGAGCGTGTTAAGATAACGAAAAGGGACAGTAGTATTCTTTGGGATAGACTTTACATTCTACTACAGAAGAATCATATTTCTAAGTATCGTAGACTGTACGATTCTCTAGTTGATGTTAAAAAGCAAAAGAACAAGATACTCGGTAAATGGCAATCATTATCTAAAAAATTAACTGAACCATATGTTTACTATCAGCTTAATGGCCTACAATCTGTACCAATGAAATTAAGTGAAATGACTCCATTCCAAAAGTTTAAATATAATAATCCAAATTATAGAAAAACTACAAGTTTTATCATTCACAATAATAATAGGTTTGATACTGATTATGTCACTATCAGTTAAATAAATAAGAGGGTATTTTCGTACAACAAAAATATACGTGATAAGTAGAATATTTATGGAAATTGAAAATCTTACTAATCTTTTCCAGAATACCACTATACAACCTACTGTTAGTCATGCATTTTTAACAGAAATAAACTATATATGTAATAGCGTTATTAGTTACTATCAACAGTATCATAAAATATATACAGATGTCTTAGACATACTGTGTCATTGTGGTCATGATTTAGCCTATGATGTTTCCGATACATTCGATGAAGATTGTAAATGGTTTGGAAATTATGGAAAAGCATATGTGTATAATTATATACTCACCCGTGTTCAGATACAAAATTTGGAAGAATACATGTCTGTAAATGATTTAATTAATAAAATTAAAGATATTTATAATATACAATGAAATCAAGACCATCAGAACACTGCTTTGAGAACTGTAAACCATATGAATTAAAGTTAAAAGAAAAGTTAAAAACTAATAAAATCAAAATTGTAGATTTAATTCACGTTAAGTTACTTAGAATGAAACAAAAATATGATAGTATATGTGTAAAAAGGTAGAAATATACAAAAAACAAAAGCGATACAATGATAAGTATCTGGAACTTGCTAAATGTTGGTCAAAATTGTCTCACGCAAAAAGAAAAAAGGTTGGATGTATAATAGTTAAAAACGGGTCGATAATATCAGATGGTTATAATGGAACACCTAAAGGATTCTCTAATGAATGTGAAGACTCTAATGGTAAAACTAAATGGTACGTTATGCACGCTGAAGCAAATGCTATATTAAAGTTAAGTAAAAGTAATAACAGTTCTATTGGATCTACGTTATACACAAATTTATCACCATGTAGAGAATGTGCTAAACTAATTCTACAAGCTGAGGTAGAAAAAGTTTATTACAATGAAAGGTATAAAGATAATACAGGAATAGAATTTCTAGAAAACAACGGTATAATCTGTATTAATTTATAAATTAAAATATTTAAAGAAATTAAATGACAGAATGTAAGATCTGTATGGAATCTTTTCCATCAGACGTTTTCCAATATTTACCGTGTGCGCATTCTTTATGTAAATTTTGTTTTACAAATTTAAAGAAAATGGAATGTCCATATTGTAAATATTCTTTTAGTGACGAAATGACGGAAGAACATGAGGAGTACTTTCTAGAAACTTTAGAAGTACCTGAAGAACCAGTGTCTAGAAGGAAACGGAAAAGAAATAGAAACAGAAGAAAAAGACAATTTATGTTTGAGTTAACAAGAACGAATGATTCAACTACAGTTACTCAGCGTTTCGAAGTTTTATCAATAGATTAATTTGGCTGAAATAGAAGATAAATAACAACAACTAACATAAGTATACCAATAGATGCAAGTGCTATATCTACACGACCTAAATTTTCATTTGTAATTTCTGTGTTAATAGCCAGCATCTCTTGTAGTACTTCCCCCTTTGTCTGCATAACCTCCTGTAAAAATTGATTAATTTTTTCCTGATTTTTTGCAAACTGTAATCCATCATTATTGTACACCCCTTGTAGTTTAGATTGTGCAGCTGAAATTTGATTTTGCAAAGGACCAATAGGATCTACCAAAAATCCTAAACCTACCATATTAAGTAGTCCGTGAGCAAAACCACCCACTGCGTCACTGACTGTGTTACCAACATTTGGATTGCACATGTCACCTTCAGCACCAGGAATATTGTAAATATTTGCAGAACTAGTTCCCTGTCCCATTATTACTTTATAGTAATGTTTTAAAAATAAAAATATTTTAATTATAATAATAACATGGCCGCCGCTGCATTTTTAATTGGTACAGCTGTTATAGGAGGAGTTACAAGTGGAGTTAATGATGCCGTTAATGGTAACAAAATAAGAAAAGGTATATGTGCAACAAATAAACAGATTGACACTGTAACAAAAGCTTATAACGCTTTACTATCATCGCAAGAACAAGATATCCAAACTTTACAAACTGAGTTCGAACAGGGTATAGAACAACTTGCTTCAGAAAAAGCAACTCTTAAAACACTTCGTGAAAACTATGCAAAATCAAAAAATCAAATGATAATAGCATCAATATTATTTGTTGTTAGTATCATCATTTCATTTTTATTTAAACAATTTGGATTTTTTGATCTTGTTTATGATTCTATTTTTGGAGCACCCAAAAAAATTAAATAAAAATCCAACCAGCAGTTGCTGCGCCCGCCATTACTAAAACTCCAACGGCGTATAACCATTCTTCTTCAGTAAACCCTAGATAGGTAAAATATAAACTTATAAAAATACAAATAATAACAACTGCCCACTTAACAAATACTAATAAACCCTGACCTCCCTTTTTAATTATTTTAGTAGTTTGATTTACAAGTGAATTAAATACCCCTAAAGGTGAAGCTATATAATAAGAATAGTAAATCCCTGAGGGATCCTTTTTAACCGTACAAGCGGGGTACTGATATGGTGGACATGTAACATAAGTCGGTGTTCCTTTAGTTACACCACTTGGACACCACGAACTTAGTGGTTGTGGAGTATCAAAGTTGCTTGTATCACTACATGCGCAAAATTTTTTATTATCATCTTTACTAAAATCAAAATCATTTATTTTTTGTGTTTTTGCTCCACCAGTCCACTTCCAACAACCATTGTCCATCATAAATAAAGCTGTTAAAAGCCCTAGTAGACCAATAATACCAAGAAGTTTTAGGAATGACGCAAGTCGAGAAAAGTTCTTTAAATTTCCTCTACCTTCCGTTTTTTCTTCTAGTGCGGTTTTGCTCTCACCTAATTCTTCTTCTATAAACGAATCTAAATTTGCAGTTGCTTCTTCATAAGCTGCTGGATCTTTATTTTCTACAGCCTCTGTAACTTTATCTTGTAAATCTTTAAATTTAGAAAATTTAGCTTCACCAGAATTTTCTTTAATTAAATCTTCAATTTTAGAATTCATCGTCTCAAGAAATGGTCTCATCGATGAATCTAATCTATTTCCAGCATCTTCATCAATGTTCCCCACTGATTCTTCTAATTTAGGTAATATTTCTCCGGGTTTATCTACAGATTCAGCTAAATCTCTAGAAGTATCCTGTAATTTATTTAAGTCACTACTTGACGGTGGATCAACACCTTCGGGTAGGTCTAATGATTGTACAATTTGTCCAGTTGCTTGTGCTTGTGCTTTGTCATTTTCGGCTTGTCGTTGTTCCTGCTCCTCTGGCGTTAATTCATCAACACCTTGATTAGCTATATTTTCAGCATTTTCTGCAGCTTCAGTTGCTGCTTCAGACTCAGCTGCTTCCATCGCTGCCTCTGCCGCTGCCTCTGCTTCAGCCATTATCAATTATTAATATTAAATATTTTATTTTTAATTATTTATAATACATAATGAATTTTCTACAAGACCAAGAGTACGATTAGTTATTGTAGTTATATCAAAATAAATTTTACAGAAACAGATCCGGCAAATACAGATCCAATTGACCAGTTAATTGTTCTTGGTATGGGTAAAGCCACCGGTAAACAGCCCTATGGTTTAATTCTTCACCAGATGATGGATTTATAGCCGCTGATATGCAAAACTTATTATTATGTGGTATGGTAAGTCAATCTGTGGCCAATGCTCAATATTGTAATAATTTAGATGTATCAAATAAATGGATAACTGATAAAACAATTTAACTTACAATAATTATAGATAAAAATAAATATTTATTAATATATAATGAACTTTTTACAATACCCAAGAGTAAGAGTAGTTATTGTAGTGCTGATAACTACTGTTATTGCAATTGGTATTGGTTTACTTATGAGCAGCCTATTAACTCCGCCACCAAAAAAGTGTAGTGGAGATACACACTTAGATGAAAATACAAACAAGTGTGTACCAAATTGTCAAGATGGTTATAAAAATGATCCCATAACAGGTGAATGTGTAATTGATTGTCCAGATGGAGAAGTTTCTAGTAAGTCAATCTCAGGTGTTACAATTCCAGGAAAAGAAAGATGTGTATTACCTTGTGGTTCTGGTTATTGTGATCCAGAAACAGACAAGACGGTATGCCAAGACGGAGTATGCTATGAACCAAATTGTAAAACAACAGACGACAAAGCAAGCCATTGTACACCACCTCTTTTATGTGGAACCGACTCGAATGGTAAAAAGAAGACAAACCTACCTTCAGGTACCACACTAGACGCAAACGGATGTTATAAACATAATTCACCAATTCCTCCACCGGCTCCAGTTTGTCCATCTGCAACACCAAATCTAGTAACTGGTACTGATGCATACTCAAAGGAACACGTATGTTGTAAGACTACAGAATTTGGAATTTACACTAAACAGGGAGAACCATTTTGTTGTCCAGATGAAGATGATGTAATTATTGATAGAAAGTGTTGTCCAAAAGCTCAACAATGTACATTTGGTGGAAAAACGGTATGTTTAACAACAGATCAGGTGTGTACACCCGAGGGACCATGTAAAACAGAATACGCTATTGGTTCAGATGGTAAATATACCGGATGCTGTCCATTTCCGACATCGAATGGAGACTGCTACAACATGTGTACCTATGTAGGAACTAGTGACACAGGAATGAAAGATAAATGTTCGACAGATGCTGATTGTGATTTTAAGTCTGGATTTAAATTTGATGGAATACCAACGGCTGGCGGTAAATGTGACAATGGTACATGTAAATTATACTGTGGACCAGCTGATGCAGCTACACAGGGTGATATATCTTGTCTAAATGATCCAAATAGTAAAAATTCTACATGCATCAATACATCTGCTATGTGTAAGTTTACGGAAAATAGTTACAGTCCACCTATGAATAATGGGGCTTACATATGTAATGATGATACAGTTAAACCTCCAGCCAGTTATTGGCAGAGTACATCGGGAGCTCCAACTTTAACTGTATCTGCTGGTATGGAAACACCTGCTAATTGTACAGCACTATCATGTTTAGATCGAATGATAACAAATGGACTTCTTGGAGCTACCGGTGAAATTACAAAGGGGGGTAAACAAAGAACACTCCCAACAGTTAGTGGAACTAATACACCAAGCATTAAAGATTCTACATGTACAGCTACAATAGAGTGTAACAAGATGCAACTATTACAAAATGGAAGTAAAGTCGAGTGGTCTGACCAGACTGTAAATAAAAATAACCAATCAGTTGTAATGAATACTTTAAAATCTAACGTATTTAATGGAAGTTATTCTGGTGATGGACTTTGTAATCCAGGAGCTACACCAGGTAGCTGTATATTTTTACCAAGTGGTAAGTTTTCTAATTTTGGTACATATGATGGTGTAAATTTAGCGGGTAATAAATTATCGGGAACAGGTTGTGCTCCGGCATCATGGGGGAATCCAAAACAAACCTATCCAAGTGGAATCTTATGTTCAGTAAATACATCTAATAATCCAAGTGGGGGATACAGTATTAATCCAAATTATTACTGTACATCATGGAGTGCGTGTTGTGGTGAGGGTGGATTAATAAGTAGTTCTGATTACAATAAGTGTGTATGTTTAGCAAATGCTACAAATGTTAACGGAATTTGCGAATACAACACCGCTAGCAACGGTGCTGGTATAATTAGTGCTCATAATCCAGCTACTGCCGCTGGATGGCCACCAAGTGGTACAATTAGAAATGCGGCATATTTATCCCTCCAAAATACAATGTCTCCAACTTGGGTCGAAACCCAATTAGGATCTAATAACCACATGAATGTTAAATATTCCCATGCTGTTGTTGTAATGAGTTACAACGGTCAATACATTGGTTTTAATTCAGATAAAAATTTAGGCACTGTAAGTTCGAATAGTCCAATTAACTTTTATTATACTTATTACGATGGTCAAAATGTTTGGCCATATGGGCAAATCCCCATTGTTAAGGGATTTTTCCGGTTTGGAACAGGTAAAGCATATGATTCTCGTGTTAGTAACAATGATCTAGGTAGACCAGTGCGCGTAAATAATAAGTTAGCTATAAGAGATCCAACATGGGGTGGTACAACCCAATTTGATAACGGTGATATATTAACCCTAGTTAAATCATCGGGTAAGTGGTATCTAGCAGGCACAAAATGTTTTTACTGGAAGTCAGGATTGACATATGGTATTCAAGACGGTGATGGAAAACTAGTTTATGGAACATACAATTCTTCTACAAAGATTTTCGAATTTATAACAAATGATCCGAAGACTGCAACACCCATTGATATAAACTATGTGTTCTCTGCTATACCAGGTGCGTCTACAAATAGCGATGATCAATTTTTAAGTGGAATTAATACAAAAACTATAATAGCTCAAGCTGGTGCTGATAGCAAATTTGCATTAACATTTTCAGGGTTAGCGGGTAAAGTTAAATCATCAGTATAAATAACTTATGATATAAGATACATATTGATTAGTTAATTTATTTATATATTTACTAAGATACAATATTTTGAGCCACAGTTGTTTTTTTGTATATAATATCATCAACCATGGTAAATATCTGATTAATATCATTAAAGTTATATTTACTAGTATCAGTAATACTAACTGCATCTACATTATTTATATTTACTAGAATATTGTCATAATTATTATAATAAGCTTTTATACTTTTTGATCTGTAATTACATGTTACTAAAAAACCATCGTTTATAACATCCACTCTATAAAAAATGGTTTTATTAGTTAATGGGTTTACCAATGAATAATACATTTATTTATAATAATTCTATTTTTTAAATTAATTTTGGTCTCTTCATTTGAGGACAGCTAACCGGCGTGGACCCATGCTCTGGAATAGACCGACTGTTTGAGCTCATTTCTCTCATACACTGCTGAAAGTTAGCATTAACATATTGTGTATCAATCGAGGGTATTCTTGATGGAACATCTAATGATTCAGCCGAAGTACAATAGAAGTTTGTAGTTAAAGACTCTTTATTTTTAATAGATTCTAATAGATCATTAATTGATACATATGTATAATTTTTGCTAGAATTCTCAATACCATCTGTAAAAATGTTAATAACAATATCGTTATATTCTACCGTATTGTCTACAATTTTGCGGCATGCGTGACCAATCGCATCTAATAAAGATGTGCTTGCGGTTGGTGAATAATCTGTATCTTGTAAATCTAAAATATTCATAATAGAATCATCATTTAATACGTTAACTTCATTGTTAAACAAAATTGATGTCCATCTTATATCATTAATATTTTGTTTTGTTTCATTTAAAAATAAATTGTATTCACTAATCACAGTATCTTTCAGCTGTCTCATAGAACCGGACCTATCAATCACGTTGATAATCCACCGTTTAATCATTTTATAATATAATATTTATTAATCTTTAAATGGATAACTATTATGAATTAATAGAATCTAAATTTGTACCACAACCCAGTAAACAAGATTTTATTAGGATAGATTCTCTTAAGATACCTCCAAATTGGAAAAATGTTAAAGTGTCTAAAGATTCTAAATCAAAGGTTCAGGTTATAGGTAGAGATTCTAAGGATAGAGAACAAAGAATTTATCATCCAGATTGGATAAAACACACAACCGAACTAAAGTATAAGACGATGAATAAACTAAGTCGAAAATACAAAGAATTTGATGAACTTTTAGATAAATTAATTCGGAGAAAAGATTTATCATTTGAGTGTGTGGTAGCAAATATCATCAAGTTATTAATGTTATTAAATATTCGAGTTGGTAATGAAGTATACTTCGAAGAAAATGGAACGTGTGGAATTACAACACTGCGTAAAACTAATCTTAAAATTATAGACTCGGAATACTTTTTAAACTTTACGGGTAAGAAAGGAGTAGAACATTCTAAACATATTAAGAGTATTCGAGTTAAAAATTTTATTGACAAAATGAGGAAGACTAAACATGAAAGACTTTTCTGTTATGAGAGAGAACGTGAGTTTATACCCATTACATCGTGCGAAATTAATCAATTTATAAAAGAACATCTTGGAGAAGACTTTACAGCTAAAGATCTTAGAACTTATAGCGCAAATAAAATTTTTAAAGAACAATTGTCTAATTTTGGTAATCCTAAAAATGAAAAAGATGCATTAAATAAAATTAGAGAGTCTATAAAATTTACAGCCATACAATTAGGTAATACACCAAAAGTTTGTAGAGATTCCTATATTGATCCAGTGCTTATAGATAAATATCATAAACGTGGGCTTACAACTCACGAATGAGTATGCCACTATTTGGTTTATCGCGACCTTCGGAGCTCGGCGTATTGTTCTCCCAGCACGAGAACAAAATAGGTTTTCTTAAGCGTGCTAGACTTGGTTTATTGACCAGAAACCAACCAGTGAATCACCTTTATTGAGGTGTCCAGTCGCGTAAGGTACGGGGTAAAGAACCGGTTTTAGTGAATTATTTTTTGGTGGTCTTCGACGCCTACCACCCCAACTCGTAATGTTTTTATATTTTTATATTTTTATTATAGTCGTAAATTTATTTACAACAGGTGTGAGCAGATTCACAGTCTGCTCCTGTTTCGCAGCCGATACAATAGTCTTCATCGAACTCCTCTTCAGAGTCTTCTTCCAGACCTAAAAGCCAAAATTTGTTGTTTACTGGTTTGACTACTTCAGGTTTTGACTTGATTGTAACCAAGTCCCATGGAAGTGGAGGAAGTTCCTCATCATCTTTGTAATCAGCCCAGGGACGCTTAAACATTGACTTTGTTCGATCTGTTCACGTTGTTTTTGTGTATCCGAAGATACTTTTTTTTATTATTATTATTTGATCCACTTAGTACTTAGTACTCGTCGTAGAAGGACTCCAACCAATCACTAACTAGGGTAGAATCCTTCTTATGAACTCGCGCATAAACCTTAACGCGTTCCTTCTTCTTATATCCAAAGTTGTAGATCTTCTTCGACTGTGCAATAACAGAGCTCATGTTGACGAACATTGGTTACAACTTTAATAACGCTCAGATTTTTACGGTTATAAAAATGTCGTAAATTATTTTTTATTTACATACTTACTAGTCACCTATTACGAAATATGTTACATAGAAATCATATACGCGCCGTGATGATTTAAAACATTTTTTAAGATATTCTATATTAAAACCATTAAAGTCATTTTCACCCCATAGTTCATTAGTTAGGTAAAGTATGCTTTCGTCTGATAGATCATCTATCCATTGGTGAAAAACGTTTATCATTACTTTAATACAACATTATATATTCGTCAAAATCTGGAGTAATTAACCATTTTGTGTAATATTTTTGTTTCTTAGATGATGGACTTTTAAGTTTTGGTAGTAAGTGATAGTCTTTAACCTCAATATCAAAACTTAATACAACTCCATCTGTCCCAGCGTAACATCTAGCTGTTTTATAATTTGGTGTAAAATATATACCCTTTCCATATGTAGATCCCCAGTTCTTACCCGATTGGTCAAACCTAAACCCATCATTTAAAATACTGATCATGGAATTAATACTTGTACCGTGATAAAGAATCATGCTTCTTCATAGAATTTAAAGTTCCTCGAAAGGAACCAAATTCATGTTTTTGTTTTTGTTTTTAATCCATTTCCACAGAGTCCTCTGCGTAGACAACATCACCCCACATCTTTTCATGTGTAGTGCACATAACCCTACCTCTCTTAGCTCTACACTTGCAACAGATACAGCTTCGGCGATTCTTAGGAAATTTTTTAGCAACATCAATCCAATCATTGATACACTGAGTAACATGATCGTGAGTTACAGACTGATCTTTCCAATCGAAGAAGAAAGAAATTGGATATCTCTTAATAGTGTCTTTATAGCACACATCAAAAGATATTTCTCCCTTATGGTCCCGAGGAGCTGATCGCGAGATAGTAATACACTCGTCACCAAGAATTTCCATTGTTGCTGGTCTGTATATCGACAGTTCATATAAATAATTTTTTAATTCTTAGGGTATATAAAATGTCGTAAATTTACGACTAGTAAAATACCTAAAGAAATTAGGAGTATACCTTAGAAAATGTCTATTTTCGAAAATTTAGACATATTATCAACAATAATTGAGTTTTTACCCCATGAATCTAAGTTGATTATCCATCAAGTCTCGCGGGACTTTTTACAGTTTGAGAAGAGATGTAAAAAATGTAAGAGTAAACTGTGTTTACCTGTAATATTTCAGGGATATATACATTGTTATTATTGTACAACTATTTTATTATCTAGAGAAGATATCAAACTATGGGATAAATTTGACTACTTATCAAGAGATTACAAAAATAGGTCATATCTAAATTGTTCGAAGTGTAAGTTAAGATGTAAAAGTTCTGAATGGTATCACTATCATATTCGATTTAAGTGTTCTGTAGAGAATAAAGTGTAATAGCTAAAATTGATATGATTGATGCAAAAAAATGCCATATATTCATTTTAATTTCGTACTCTTCTGGGTCTTTAGCATCACGTTTCCAGTGATGTACTAGAATAATTGGAATTAGTAATAAACAGTACAACAAACTAGTTTTAGAAAACAAAACTAAAATTGTTATAGCTATAACGAGAATATCTATTTTCTGAACTATTTTATTACATAGACTGTTTCCAGAAATATTAGCGTCGGCCTCTGATGAAGTCATGAGTATCAAGAAAAATAAGTACCCGAGAGGTTCATAAAAGAAAAACATAATAAGACTTGTGAGACCAAATGCTAATATATTAACAAATGCGATATTACTATTAAATGTTTCTGGAAAATGTTTTCTACTATTTAAGAAATATCCTTTAAAGTATTCTTCTATAAAATTCATTATTTCATATACACTTTCATATTATTTAAATCTTGTAGTATTAAACCAGTAATAGGCAATAGATTAGTTGCATCTGTATTAAAGAAAGTTGTAAGATCTTTTAATAAAATATCTGTTTTATCATCATCATACGTGAAAATAGTATAGTTTTTACATCTTATAACTGGAGTAAACTCTAATTTTTTCTTTAATTGCCCTTTTCTGGTTCCATAAATATGATAAAACACGTTACAAAACAAAGATATTAAAAAAAGAGTTTTTAATTTATTATCGATTTTATTGTCTACTTCTGTAGCCAGTTTGTACAGTTTGTACTGGCTAATATCGGTTAGATCTAAAGAACTTATAAAATCATCATACAATTTTATTAATTTTCTCTTTTCACTCATTAGTTAATATTTATATTAAAATTTCCAAACATTATTACAGTTTAGACATGTAACGAATGTAGTCATTGGTTCGTCAGCTGACCTAGTTTGTGCCTGTGTATAAGTTGTCTTGTAAGTCTTACATTTACCACATTTAAAGAAACCATCATGTTCTTGTTCTGGTTTTGTATTAATGTGGCGAGCCATAGTTTTAAGTTTTTGTTCCGCCCATAAATCAGGATGTAGCTCTTGGTGACTGTAACTAGCTAGTTCTTCTGGTTTAATCATACCATCGTTAATTCTTTGTATTACCTGTGGTGCATTAGGCGTGTATGTTAAATTTGCTGTTACTTTTCTTGCAGTTTTAGAGTATTCTCTAACAAAAAAAGCATTTTTCCACGATAATGGTTCTGATTTTTCTTTACAAATTTTAATAGTAAAATTAAAAATACCTTTTTCTATATTAATTCGAGTAATAGAGTCGTCGAATACTTTATCTAGGGCTTTAGATACGGCTTGTCTTCTGTAAGACATTTTATTAATTACTATATATTTAAACTTAAGTCATTTTAATGTCGTAATTAAGCGTTAAAAAAAATCATTTTAACATATTTGTATACTAATAGTTTAATAATGCTATTAAATAATTTTGGAAACACATGTTACATCAATACAGTTTTACAATTATTTTTAAATAACGAAAGTTTCATGAAACATATTAAAAGTAAAGAGTACAACGATGAAGAACTTTTAAATTTGATAAAAAAAATAGTAGATTCATCAAGTCTCAGGAAATTTTTAATTTGTTTACAAGAAAAGTTAGGTCAAACAATTAATATAAATGAACAAAATGATGCGAGTGAAATTTATACTAAACTTTTAGATTTATTCGAAAAAGAAGATGAATCTTCTATAGAACATTTTACTGGTATACACAAAAAACTTTATAAGTGTTCTGTATGTAAAAATAAAAGAGAGAAAAAAGAAAACTTCACCAATTTAAACTTATATATTACTCCAACAACCACCACTTTACAGTCCTCACTAATGAAAATATTCGAGAAAGAAACTCTCGATGAAGTAGAATGTGAAATATGTAAGTGTAATACTAAGACAGAAGTTAAAAATAAAATTATTAAATGGCCTAAAAATTTAATATTTTCTATTAATAGATATACTGCTGATCATAAAATAAATTCAGAGTTTGATTATACCAGACATATCGAATTGTGCATAGCTGGTAAAATTAATAAATACACACTAACCGGTATAATAAATCATATTGGTACAAAGGAACTTGGTCATTACAATTATGTTAAAGTAAGTAATGATACATGCGTAGAAATCAATGATGATAAAGTTAAACAAATTGTAAACTTTAAATCACCAACGAATTATATTTTAATTTATAATTTAGTAAATTAACGTAAAGAAAACGTAAATTAATAAGTAATGGTAGATTCTTTAAGTGAACTACTAAGTTCTACTAAATTACATTGTCCATTGGAAGAACTAGAATTATTAAGGAATAATTATAATGAATTATTTTACTATAAAAATAATAGTATAAGTATTCCGTATGATTTTAATAAGATTATTTATGATCAGACCAAAAAATACATGTATATGATAGATTTAAATAAATCTTACACAAATAATAGCACCATTAACTATAAGATCAACATATTACGATTTTTATTTAAAGGTTTTAATGAAGAACCCGATAGTTTAAAACAGGTTGATTTTATTTATGCTATTTTTCATAATCTACTAATTATAGTAGATTCTTAGTAATCCTCATAAGAATCACCTTCAGCATCTTCTTCGTCGTCAACGATATCAATATTTCGTAGTAGATTGCCCTGATATACTCGAGCCTTTAGCATCTTAAATCCGATTCCAAATTGAGACTTTCCAATAAAGTAAACACCAGTACACTGAATAACACCAATAACTTCAGATCCCTTTGGAATGGCCGATAGATCAATTTCTCCATCAAGCCAAACATTGATAGGACTCTTCTTCTCATCTTCTACATTAAACTGAGCACCCTTATCGTTGTAAGGAAGCTTAATCTTAATAGTTGGATCATACTTATCCTTCTCTTTTGGATACTTTACAACAGAACGCATTAGTTCAGCTACTACTTCCTTAGATTTCTTCTTACCAAACCACTTCTCAGATAGATCTACACCAGCATTAAGAACAGTTTCTTCTAGACCCTTAATAAACTCAAAAAACTGACCAGTAACACCATCATTATTAACAGAAAGATTTAATGTATAACGAACTGGACCGCCACCGTCTGGTACCTGGCGATCAGCACCAAATGGAGCACGAAGACGAGGTGTCTGAATAATAAGAGGTCCACTCCTACCATTATGATTGTAATTAATTAGTACATTGTGACCACCCATTTGGTTCTTCTTAGGCTCGGTGAAGGAAACATTCGCAGATGAGAATTCGTTCGATAGGAGTACAGCAGACATGGTTATTTGATAGTTATGTATAGGTTGTATCCTTAAACCAGTTTACGTGGCAAACTTTGTACTATAAGTTTACGATGTGTAGATCGATTATTCACTTAAAGACTGATTTAATGGATATTAATATATATGTGTATTCACGAAGGGTGTAATAAACAACCAGCCTTTAATATAGAAGGTAAGAAGAATGGATTATATTGTTCTGCTCATAAATTAGAAGGAATGATAAATGTTATCCATAAAACTTGTACTCACGAAGGGTGTAATATTCGACCATTCTTTAATATAGAAGGCAAGAAGACGGGATTATATTGTTCTGCTCATAAATTAGAAGGAATGGTAAATGTTATCG